AATAAAGCCAAAAAAGGTGATCGCGTTACATATTATCGTGGTTATTTAGTTGAGCCTTATTTACAACCTATTTCACCAACAATTGATCGTGATAGAGTTACAAGATTAGGCAAAGAAGTTCTTAAAACTTATGATGCTAATTTAGTTGATTTAGTACAAAAGAAACATGCTAATTTTGACTATGAATATATGGCGGTGCGCAAATGATTTGGGCATTGTTTTGGTTTTGTTTGATTCCTATTAAATTTTACTTTGCGTATGTAATTTTAATATGGATTTATAAAATGTGGTTAGGAATATGAAAGATACAACTTGGGTAATTATTCTTGGTTCAATTTTAGTTATTATATTTATGTTATGGATTTATTAACAAAAGCACTGAGAAAAGTAGAGGCCTTTAATAAAGGTAAAAGAGTTATGGTCACTAAGGTAGCGACTACACTACCTGCTGATAAACTTAAGAATAAAAAATATTTTGATAAGGATGGAATATTAAAAACTTTCATTCGTGTTAAAGCAACAGATATAGGAGATTTATGAGTAAATTTGATAATTATATAATGGATCACTATGAAAACCAGGAGGAAAACATGGTAGAAGAAAAAAAGCCACGCCTTACACTAGAGGAAGGACAAGCTTTATTAAAAGTATTATTAACAGATGTTAAATACGGTCCAATTTCTTTTGAAAAAGCACAGAAGAAAATGGAAGAGATTACAGAAGGTATGCAATATCCAGTTAATGATGCAGAAAGACCAATAAAAGATAATGGTTAAAAAACCTGATTCTAAATTATTAGAGCTCGAGAAGAAACAGAAAGAGCGCATTGAGGATCTAAAAAAATATCCTCGAAAGCAGCAGTATGTTCACGAGCAAAAATTTAAGATGGGCCAAAAGAAAATGGAGGAGGCTGCAAGTGCGGATTATACCGAACCAACTGTTACTCCTCCTGTTACATTTGAGCGTCCACAAGAAGGTCAAATTGAAAAAAGAATTGGTGGAATGGATACATTTCATGTTGAGAAGGGTGAAGAAAAAAATACATATAAAATTACAACTAAACGTGAACTTACTTTTCAATATATGATTCGTGCTAAGAGCGAAGAAGATGCAATGATTAGAACACTACGCTTTGTTAGTAAAGATGGTAGTGGACAACGTGAAGATGTTAAACGTCCTATGTATGCATCTAAACCAATAATCCGTGAGTGGATAGAAAGTATAATAAAAATATCATGAACAAGACTTGTGAGTTAAAAAAATTAATTAAAGATATTGTAAAAGAAGTATTAAAAGAAATTAAAGAAGAGGAAGATAAAAAATTAAAAGAGGAAATGGAGAAGAGCTATGGCGGAACAGACTGAACTAAAATATGATATATATCAACCATTTGGCCCTAGTATATTAAAAACTAGATTACCACAAAGTTATGTTAATTTATTAAATGTAGAATCTGATCGTATATTACATGATGATGAGTTAAGTAAAGAACATGATTGGTCACACAATCTTGCTGGTAATGTTAAGAAAGAAGTAGCGATTGATCATAATAAAATAACTGGTCTTCCAGAGTTTCTCATTACAATGGCGAAAGTTTATTATAAACATACAATTAATAAAGAACCAGTTGAGGGTAGTAAAGTTGCATTTCGTGTGTGGGTAGTATCACAATATGCAGGTGATTTTAATCCTGTACATATTCATGATGCTAATTTATCTGGTGTTGCGTTCTTAAAGATGCCACCAAAATTTGATATAGAGTATGAGAAAGAGGACCACCATCCGACGGCCGGGTGCTTAGAGTTTCTTGGATCCATGCCAAATCATTTTGCAAGACATAGTTATATAGTTAAACCAAAAGTAGGTGATTTTTATTTGTTTCCTTCATGGCTTACACATCAAGTGTATCCATTTAGGTCAGAAGGTGAGCGTAGGTCGCTTGCTTTTAATGTACACTTTACAATGGATGATCCAGTAAAGGGTGTTAACGTTTAGGAGAAATAGAATGAAGATAGAAGTTATAAATAAAGATGCTGTTTATATTACCATAAATGGAACTGTTTATTATATTGATGATTCAACTGGTGAAAGACTGATGAAAAAATGGAAAGAAAAATAAAGATTGGATACCAGGATGTAACAATTGAGCGTGAGACAACTACGTTTCAGAAGCAATCCGATTGTTATGGTGAATATGACCATCGTAAGAATACTATTACGATACAGAATGGATTAGAGCCACTTGATGAAGCTAATACAATGGTTCATGAAATATTACACGGTATAGCATATATCAATTCGCTCACCGTCAGTGGCCAGCCGCTTGATAGTGAGAACAAAGAGGAAGTGGTTATTAATCAATTCACAAATGGCTTGGTGCAAGTATTTAGAGATAACAAATGGCTACTTCCATATTTAAAGGATAAGCTTAAATAATGGGAGAGGAGAACAAAACGCAAACATATGAAATCAATCTATGGAAAGATAAAAAGATCGTTGAGAAAGTTGTTAAACAATTTGAGAATGATGAAAAAGTCTTAGAATATATTAAAGATAATTTTGATAGGCAACCAGACCCACAATATCCACAATTAGATCCACTCCGTGGTTATGTCAGACCAAAAGCTGATGATCACATTATTACGTGGTCTAAAATATCCACATATGTTAGAAAGAAAGGTCCAAGAAGGATGCAACTAGATGAAAAGGAGCAGGAATTAAAGGATACACTAGATAAATCAATAACAAAAGAGGTTATTGAGGAATGGGGTAGAGAAGAAATGTTGCGCATGGTCAGAAAAGATTATTGGTCACATCCTGAAGCTAAAGGATTAGAAGAGAAAAAATAATGGATATGTGGGAATTCTGGCTGCTATTAATGGTGACTATAAATACTGTACAAAACGTGATAGTATTTTTTGTAGGTCGTAAATTTAAAAAACCAAAGAAAAAATAAGGTATTGGCAAGGTATTATGAGTAAGAAAAAAAATAAGAAGGGTTTAACACCTAAACAAGCTAAATTTCTTCAAGTAATTCAAGCATTTATCAATGCAAACGGCTACTCGCCATCGTATGAGGAGCTTAAACAGTTAAATGGTATGAAATCTAAGAGTGTTGTGCATGGGTATGTTCAATCGCTAAAAAAGCGCGGATATCTTCAAGATATACCATATTCTAGGAGGAGTATTGTACTATTATAATTGGTATTGTATTGTGCGCTGGATGCTAAAAAGTTTTTTTATTTTTTCTTTCCCGGGATTTTGCCAATACCGTAATACCAATTCCCAATTCTCTATATGGGATAAGGGATACCGGGTATTACGGAGGTATTACGAGTTCATGGTAAAAGAGTTAAATTATTGTATTTTGGAGGTAAAATGAGTGAAAAAGACATATATACCAATAAGTTAGATAGATTAGAAAAGAAGGTGGTCCGTAATACCATTGCCAATACCAGAGATATGGCATTGAAACACCCACGTGGTGAGGATGGATTAACAGATAAACAAAGAATATTTGTTGAAATATTTGTAGCTAATGAAGGTAGAATGACACCAACAGAATGTGCAAGACAGGCTGGCTATAAAGCTGAACGTGCTTCCGTTACATCATCTGAATTATTGAATATAAATAAATATCCACGTGTTGTAGCTGCAGTAAGGAAGAAAAGAAATGAGCTTGCTGATACTCATAAGGTTGAAATGAACAAGCACATACAAGAGCTTGCTAGATTACGTGATAAGGCATTAAATGATAAATCACACAGTGCTGCAATTAATGCTGAAAGATTACGTGGTCAAGCTGCAGGATTATATGTTGAAAGAAAGGAGATAAGAACAGGATCAATTGATGATATGTCACGTGCTGATGTATTGAAAGCATTGAAGGAATTAGGTTATGAAGGAGAAATTAAAAAAGAAGGTAATCAAACTATTATACAGGTCGAAGAGAAATCCGATGGCGAAGGAATTAAAGACGTCACCCCAGTACAAACAGAAGATAATAAAGAACAAAAAGAAGTATGACCGTAAAAACGGAAACAAATTTCTACAAGACTTTCAAGAGATGTTTAGAAAATGGGACTGAGAAATACATAATAACACGTATTGAGTCTTACGTTACACCAGGATTCCCAGATTGCTTGATATATCACGAGGATATTGGATTTTTTACAGTAGAATTGAAGGTAGTACGGCGTAATAAGAAAGGGGTTGGAAAAGTAACAGTTTCACCTTTACAAATAGCCTGGAATACACTCCATGCAGCTCATAATGCACCCTCATTTATATTGATTTATGACCCCGGGAAGAGGCTCACTAAACTTTTTTCAAGCGCCAAACTCCTAGAACTCCGTGATAATGACTATGATTCAGTGGACGGTGCCCTGTGGACTGGTGAGCTGGGCCCGGGATGCGCAGCAGAGTTGCCCAAACTCCTAAAACTCCCAAACTCCCCCTAATATGTGAGGTCATTGGTCGGTGGACCTTCCCTGGTTACACCGGGCGCCGGGCGCCCGCTGGTCTTCTGCAGCTGAAAAATAATTAAATGACCTCTTGCATTGTGGATAACTTTATGTTATAATAAGGGTAGAAATAGAATAGGAGAAACTATGGATAAAGACTTAATACACGTATTAGAAAGAATTGCTACGGCAATAGAAGAAAGCAATGACACATTAAGTGCTATTGCTCATCACTACGACAGCGTAGTTCCAGTCATGAAGCGAAATGCAGTTCGTGCTGAACAACACGCAGAAGAGATGGATAGAGGATTTGCACAACAAGTAAAGGACATATTTAGACCACAAGAGAATTAGTCAAACTCCCAAACTCCATAGATATCCACAGGCTGTTAATAACCTGTGGATAACTTACTCTGGAGCGCCCGGCGCGCGATCCTTTTAACGCAAACTCCCAAACTCCAGTAGTATTGGGAGATTTCCTAGGTTTTTGGTTTGACGCCAGTTATTCCCCGGCGCGCGCGCCGGGATTTCCTTCGAAACAGAATGGCTGACTTCTGCCATTTTTTATAGGGTTGACGAAACGGCAGTGAGCTGGTACACAGGATGGTAGAATGAGAAAGAGAGGTAAATATGGACTGAATAACACTATTTATACCAATAAAATTGGCAGTTTTCTGCCTTTTACTATATTGGGCAGCGAGGTATTACTTCTGAGCTGCAGCCCTGGT